GTTTGTTTCGGATGAAGAATTTATACGCGTCTGGCGGGAGTGTGAAAGTCCGACGCGCGTCGCAGAACAGCTAGCGCAATCTGTTAGGAGTGTACATGCACGCCGCACGAGCATAGAGGCCCGCTACAATATTGATTTAAACACAAACGACCAACGCGTAAAGCAAAACCGCATTGTAATTCCGTACCAGCGCGTTAGAGTTTTAGCTAATATTGTTGGAACGGTTGTTGTTTTTAGCGACGCTCATTTTTACCCGGGCTTTGATAACCCTGGTTACCAAGCGCTCCTCGACGTCATTAAACAAGTCAAACCCATTCTTGTAGTCGCAAATGGAGACATTTTAGACGCTGCAACAATGCACAGATTTGAGCCTCTCGGTTGGCAGGCTCGGCCCTCAATCAAGCAGGAACTCGACGCAGTTCGGGAAGCTATGTCTGGCATTCAAAAAGCAGCGCGAGGTGCATATCTTCATCGCACGATTGGTAATCACGATATTAGGTTTGACAAAAAACTAGCCGCAGCAGTGCCAGAGGTACAAGATGTTTACGGCATGAAACTAAAAGATCATCTACCAGAATGGGAAGAGAGTTGGTCTATTTTTATCAACGAAAACACAATGGTCAAGCACCGGATATATAGCGGGATCCACTCGGGTTGGAATAACGTTCTCAAAAGCGGCGTTAGCACAGTTACCGGCCACACGCATATGCTTGAAGTTAAGCCATATAGCGATTACAACGGCAGGAGATACGGTGTTTCGACAGGAATGCTTGCAGAGCCAGATTCAAGTGCTTTTTATTACACAGAGGATAACCCTGTAAACTGGTGTCAAGGTTTTGCAGTTCTAACATTTGCTGAGGACGGGCGTTTATTGCCGCCGGAACTTTGCGAGGTAATCAAGGGCAAGGCGTATTTCCGCAATCAAGTGGTGGGGGAAAACAATGTTTGAACTCCTTGGCGGCGGTCTGCTAGGCAGCATCTTTGGTGGCATATTCCGCCTTATTCCAGAATTGATCAAATTATTTGACAAGCTCAACGAGCGCAAGCACGAGCTTGCAATGTTCCGGCTGCAGACCGATTTGGAAAAGATGCGCGGGGAGTTTCGTGTCGAGGAAAAATATGTAGATCACAGCATCAGACAATTAGACACCATTAAACAGGCTTTCCATGAGCAGTCGCAAACGGCGCAAGCTGCTGGTCGTGTCGTAGCAGCAGTGTCTGCCCTGGTCAGACCTGGCATTACTTGGGCGCTGTTTGGGATGTACGCAGCGGTAAAAGCTGCTGGATTGGCTCTTGCGTTCCAGTCAGGTGCGCAATGGACAGAGGTCGTTACGCGGTGCTGGGACTCTGACGATTTTGGTTTATTTACGATGGTTTTGACGTTCTGGTTTGTTGGACGCAGTATTGAGAAGTATCAAAAATGAGCTACGTTGCTGTGATCTTTTTCTGTATTGCAACCCAATGCAGCATGATTTCGGTCGACATCGCATTTGAGCAAGAAAGCGATTGTCAAGAGGCGGTGCGGTTTGGCGCAGACCGCTTGGCGGCAAAAGGCGCGACGCTCATCAACGGTCAGTGCGTTCCGGTAAGACGTGAATACAGCAAAAAAAATAGCCCGACAAGCGTTAATAAAGCCGTTTGAGGGGTTAGCTCGACTTCTGCCCGACGGTAGGGTGCAGGCTTACCCAGACCCTGCGACTCGCGGTCATCCTTGGACGATCGGTTGGGGCGCTACGGGGCCAGACATCAACCCAGGTACGGTCTGGACGATGCAGCAGTGTGAAGACGCGCTTGACGATCACATTGAGTACTTTTTACAACACTTGCTCAAGCTGTCACCGACGCTTGAGGCTGCACTGCCGCGTCGCATCGCAGCAGTAACGAGCTGGGTCTACAACTGTGGCTTGGGCAACTACCGCATCTCGACCTTCAAGAGGCGCGTTGACGCAGGCGACTGGTCTGGCGCAGCTGAAGAGTGTCAGAAGTGGAATAAGGCGGCAGGTAGGGTGCTGCCTGGACTTACGCGCCGTCGAGCGGCAGAGGCTGCTCTCCTAGGATGACATGCGCGCTGTGGCGCAATTGCCGCAGTACGTTATAGCACGCAGCATCGTCCTGTGCCTTTTTTGTGCCTGCACAGGGCGTTTCAGGCTGCTTTTTGGCCTATTTTTTCTTCAAAAAGTTTAGAAGAACCGCCTGTAAGTCACTAATTTTATTGAAGGGCAGGCGTAGTCCTAATGCGCTTGTACACGCCTTAGCAATGTTCGTAACTACCTGATTTCCCGCAATAAAACAATAACTTAAGAACTGCCTGTGCCCGGCCTGTGCCTCAAAAAGGCTTGTGCCTTTTTTGTGCCTCAACCAAATTTAGAACTATCGCTGGCCTTGCAACTCTGTTGGCTGCAGCCTGCAAGTGCGATGGCGATAAGTGGGCATACCGCTGAACCATGTCTAGGCTGGCCCAGCCTCCTAAGTGTTGCAGCTCAAGCATCGACACGCCTGCCTGCGCAGCCCAACTAGCCCAAGTGTGCCGCAGGTCATGCCATCGGAAGTCCTCGATGCCTGCGCGCTGCAGTGCGCGATGGAAGGTGATCCAGCAGTTTCCGATACGCTTGCCTACGCTGTTCGGGAAAACTAACGTTTCATGCTTGCCACGTTGAGCCGCTAGCACCTCAAGCGCCCAGCTCGACAGCGGCAGGATCAGACGCTTGCCTGCCTTTGCCTCATCTGCGTAAATAAGGACCGTTTGCGCTGCAAGGTTGACCTGCTGCCAGGTCAGGTCGAACACGTTTGATTGGCGCAAGCCGGTTGCCAAGCTGAAGGCAACTGCTGCTCGCAAGAACGGCGGCAGCTCTGCGTCAAGCGTCTGGTACTGCTCAGGCGACAGGAACCGCAAGCGTCGCTCGCGCACCGGACGTGCTCGCAACAGCGGTACGGCGCTTTGATGCGTATGGGCCGACAGTCGAGCTGCAGCAAGGACGACTGTTGCGACGCGGTTGTAGGTGGCTGGCGCTACCTCGCCAACAGCATCAGACAGCTTTGCTGGCGTAACTTTGGCGATCGGCATGTCAGGCATGCGCATTCGCAATCGCCTTACGAGGCGAATGTCGCTGATAGCGCGCGGCGCTGCTAGCAACCAGTCTTCAAGGCATGCATACAGGCTGCGCGTCGCAGGGGTCTGTTGCGCCGCAGCAAGCGCTTCTATCGCCTGCTTTCTAGCCTCGCGCTCAGACTGCGTCTTAAGGCTGCGTCTAAGGACTCGCCCGTTGACTGTAGCTTTGACCCACCAGGTCTTGTTTCGGAGGTAGAGGTGCATTGCGCAGCGCAGTAGGCAGCAAGTTGGCTAGCCAGAAAACCCCATTCTTTTCCAACACGATACCCAAGCTTGCCGGAGGCTGCAAGCTGACGCAGCGTCGCTGGATGACAGCGCAGCGCCTCAGACGCTTCGTTGAGGGTCAGAAAGCTTTCTTGCGGCGTGCAGATCATCAATCGAACGGCAAGTCGTCTGCAAGATCGTCGAGCGAAATAGATGACACAGGTCTTGGCCTTGTCTTTAGTGGCGCGGGCTTCGGCGCTGGCAGCGGTGCGTCGTCTACAGCTCCGTTTTCAGACGATCGAAAAGACTTAAGCTCGTCTGCAAGCACCTCCCAGCGCTCTCGCGCCTGCCCTTCACTGCCTTCAAATTTGCGACAACGCAATCGGCCCTCAATGAAAACAATTGAGCCTTTTTGCAAATACTTGCCTGCAAAATCCGCGTTGTTTTTAAAAGCCGACACATTGTGCCAGGTTGTTTCGAGACCAGCCTTGCTTTTAAAGCTTGTTTGAACACTAAACTTCGCGACTAGGTCGCCGGACGGGAGTGTTTGCATCTCCACGTCGCGGCCAAGCTTGCCGATAATAATCGCTTTACTTAACGATGTCATGGTCAGTCCTTTTTTCTGCGACAGTCAATTGAGAAATTAGATTTTGCACGTCATCAAGAAAACTGCTAACCTCAAGTTGCATGAGCTTAATTAACTCATCGTTTCGAGCAATACGCACAATGAACAACTTCATGCCTGGCTTAAAGCGCGGGTCATATGACACAAAATCGCACCAAGCGCGCTGTGTGCAGGCTAGCTGCCACTGCATTTGCCAATTATATTTATCGTCCACCTTGCGATGCAGCAGCGTTTCTAAGTGAGTTGTTGACTCAGGGCATTTAATTTCCACAATGCCGTCTGGGTAAACCAGGCCGTCTGGCGAAGCGCCAGTATTTTTGATCGCCGGATGATCAATGAAACCTGTTTCTTCAACAATTGCGCCAGTGTGCGCTTCATACGCAATCCGCGCCTCCGCTTCGTGCTCAATGCCCCACTGCATTGCGGCATTGACGTAGTGATTTTTTGCTTGACCTGTAAGACGCTCAACGCATAGTTCGATTAGGTAGTCTTCTCGCTTGGCCGAGTACCCACTTTTTGTGCGCGTCATAATATCGGCCATTCGGCTTGCCGTTGCCTTGCCAAGACGCGCCTCAAACCATTCAGGTGTCTGCTGCATTTGCTTGCCTTATTGCATTGACTCGCAAAGTTGTAAGATTTTTAACCCGGTTGTATTCAGGGCCACCCTTTGCGCCAATAACGCCCAAAGCATTTTTCCAAATTACCTCTAATTCTGCTTCCGTCTGCGCACCTTCAATGCTTGCCTGCAAGTGCTCCACTGCTAACCTGGGTTTTTGAGAATTTGTGGCCGCTTGCCCATCGTCATCTTCACTCGCTATTCCGAGACAGGCCATAAGGCTATAACGGCGAGCATACGTCAGGGCGCTTCCAAAGCCTTGCGGGTCATATTTCACTGCTGGCATTACCAGATGCCCGCCAGAAAGCATTTCGCCAGACGTGTGCAAGAGAACTGTTTCAACGTGCACTTCCTCTTTTTCCTTGTGAGTAAGTTGCATAAGCGCAATCCCATTGCTGTTCAAACTGTCAATCACAGCGGAAAGGCAGGTTGCAAGGTCAGCATACTTATTTTTATAAAATGGGTTAGCTGTTGTCTTGAGCGCTTTTTGAAAGCCTGCCTGCGCTTTTACAAACGCCGCAGCTATCTCTTTCATGTATTTGACTCCATAATTTTCGCTGTCCAGGCACGTTCCCAGAGCAACTCATAAGTGCAACGCGCACCTATCGCTTTGAGATAATATGTTGGCCGAATTTCCCCGCCCAACGCAACCCATAAATTAGGCTTGCGATAATGCGGCACATACGTTTTGCAGCGACTTACATAAACGGGCTGCAACACGCGCTGCGCAGGCAAAGCTAGCGGATCTACAGCATCGTCCATGCGATGACCGCGTAAAGCGCTCCAAATAGACCAGCGCCGAGCACGCCTTTCCAGTCGGTCTGTCGCCTGGCAGGGCAGTCTCTGCCTTGGCGGCAGCAACCGGTGCAGGGTGGACATGTGATCATTGCGCCTCCGTTGCGCTGCGTTTGCAGCTAGAGGCAATGTTAAGCCCACTTGATTTGGTCTGTCAAGTACGCTTGAGCCTTTTTTTATAAGCGTATGTAAGGGCTAGGTTGTCTGCTATCAAACGCCCTACATTTTTTTGCCGCGCCAGGCGTGGACGACGCGGCCGACGCACTCGATGTCGCAGGACATCGTTAGCGTCTCGGCGTGCTGATGTTGAGGATTGTCTGAGCTGATCCGCCAGCTTCCGTCGCGGATGTTCTGCGAGACGCGTTTAATGAACAAGCGGCCGAAAGCTCGCAGCACATAGACCCCGTCTACATCTGGGGAATTGCGGCTTAGGTCAACGAGGACAATGTCGCCTGCTGACAACGTTGGTTCCATGCTGTCGCCAAGCGCATGTATAAGACGGAGGGACCGGGCATCCTGCGTGCCGGACAATCTGCCTAAAAAACGCGGACTTACATAGACCTTCGACACGCTAAGGTCGTCGTCGCGCAGCTCAGACCCGCGACCCATCTCTCCGCTGTTTTGCAGCAACTCAATAGCGATGTCGTTGCCTCGCTCATTGATTGCGCACATTGGCTCCTCGCCGCTGATCAGCCATTCGACGCGCACACCGAGAGACCGAGCTGCAGCGTAGGCGTGCAGCAAGCTCATGGTTGGCGTTTTGCCAGTGCGCCAGTTGCTCACTGCTGTTGCGGACACGTCAGAGTCAAACGCGAGCTGCGCTGAGGACTTACCTGATGCTGCAAGGGCTTTATTGAGGCGGCCTGCAAGGGTCATCGCGAAAGCCTAATTTCAAGGAACCGTCAAGCCTACTTTACCTGCTCCGGCGTTGTCAAGTCTCAAGCGAGCATCAAGCCCACTTGACATGCGTTAAGTTCGCTTGTAACCTCCGCCGATCATGAGTGTCATTGAGGCGATCGAATTGGCCGGAGGCAAGCGCGAACTTGCCGATCTGTTGGGCATTAGTCTGCAGGCGGTCTGTCAGTGGCGCGATGAGCTGCCGAAAGCAAGGCTCTGGCAGCTCCAAATCCTGCGGCCCGAATGGTTTCGGAGGCGCAAGCCGTGAGCGTGCGCATTACGTCTAAAGTTTGGGCGCACTTTCACGGCAAGGGCAGCGCGCTGCTCCTGATGCTTGCGCTAGCCGATTACGCTGACGAAGAAGGAAGGGCGTGGCCAGGCATTGACGCAATCGCTCGCAAGACGAGACTTAGCCGCAGACAGATTCAGCGCCTAGAACGGAGTTTAATTGAGCAGGGCTTTCTGCGGGTGCTCTCAAACCGCGATGGCGGCGCTCAGAACACAAAAGTTCTACAACTTGTGATAACAGATGTTATGCACAGGGGTGACGCCGATGTCACGGGTGACATTTCAATAGGGGTGACAAAGCAAGCAGAAAAGGGTGACATAGCTGTGTCACCCAAACCATCATATAACCACCATAAAAAGAAAGTAAAGCGCACGCGCGCTCTTGTGAACAAAGCGTTGCCGAAAGACTTCTGTCCTACCGGCGACCATGAACGTCTTGCAGCAGATCTTGGGCTAGACCTGCAGGCTGAGTGCATCAAGTTTCAAGACTATCACGCAGCTAAAGGGTCAACCTTTAAAGACTGGGCTGCCGCTCTGCGCACTTGGCTGCGAAACGCTGCAGCATTTCGAGACAGCCGAGTCGCTGCCCTACCTCAACCTCCTCCGCGTAAATGGCGAGATGTAAAGCAGGAGTGGATCAATGCATTCCGTAACCAGACCGACCGAAGCAACGAAGTCGTCACCTAAAGATCACGCTATTGCACAGCGTGTTCTAGCGCGCCTCTCAGCGCTCTTTGGAGACGCGTTTGTGCGTCAGTGGAGCGCTGTCGACCCAGAGTACATGCAGCAAGTGTGGGCTGAGTCGCTGCGGGGATATACCCCAGACGAGATTATAAGGGGT